TCTTGTATTACTGTTGTTGTAATGCGGTACAGACTTGACTGTACCTTACTACCAGATGTACTAGTAGAGAAGCCCATTGCATCTGCTAGGTTCATGTTGTCCACATGTAGTGGTGCTAAGTTACTCATGTTGTTATTCCTTTCAACGTTAAAGAGACTAAGTTATACCATTAAACGTCTTTGATGTCAAGCCAATTCTTACCTATCTTAGCTTCTAATAGTAGAGGCACATTCATTTGTACATCATATGCTTCTTCTACTAACTGATTTAGATCTTCATTCAGTGAATCTATTGTTGCCAGTACATACTCCTTTTCATCTGGGTGTACATCTACTACCATAGAATCATGCACACTGTTTACAATACAAGACTGTAGCTTCTCAAGCCTAGCCTCTAGTTCAATAAGTACAAGGGGAACAACATCACCTGTTGCAAAGCCCTGCACTGGATAGTTCTTTATCATAGTGAAGTGAGACACACCACCATTAGGCTTACGTACTACATTAGGAAAGGCATACTGTCTGCCACTAACGTTTGTTATCTTGTTGAACCTAAGCGCCTCGTTAGCTAGGTTCTTATGCCATGCAGCTATACCCTCATACTTCTTATTGAAGTGCTCATAGTATGCTGCCTCTGCCATAGATCTACCATATCCAGTAGCTCCAAAGAGGGGAGCAAAAGTATGTTCCTTTGCCGCTTGCCTGGCAGTAGGCTGACCTGCATCAGTGATAACCTTAGCAGTGTAGGCATGTACATCAAAACCTGTGTCAATCTCTTGTATAGCTACAGGGTCTTGTGATAAGAACGCTGCGGCCCTGAACTCAAGCTGGGCAAAGTCAGCTTCCATAATGTGACCACCTTCCCATCTAGATATGAACACACGTTTTACAGGGAAGGTTCCCCCTCTTGGCATGTTTTGCATGTTGGGTTTACGTCCACTGAATCGTCCTGTTGCTGTGATGTGTTGGGTAAGTCCAACGTGGAGTAGACCATCTGGTTTAGTGTAGGTGGAAATACCATCCACAAAACTAGAGAGATAACTACTAATAGCACTAAGCCTTTTAACATCTGTAAGGAATTGTTCTGCATCTTTCATACCTTTTGTTTTTGCATTAGCTATAAGAACACCCAGCTTATCTTTACCTGTACTAAAACCATTAGCACTGACCCACTTCTTACTTGGTGCTCTGAACTGTAGACCTGCAACCTCACGTAACTCTTTTAGTTGGTAGCCTCTGGCGTTACATGCTGTGCACTTGTTAGGTTTCTTGTATGCTGTACCATCCTTCTTTGTTTTATATGTATGTCCTCTACCTTTACACTCAGGGCAAGTGACAGCAAACGTCTTAAGTATTAGCTTACTGTTACTCTCTACAACAGACTTAAAGTCTTGAGGTGTCTTAGCAAACTCAAATAGATCTGCCCATTCTTTCTTGTTGTGTATCTCTCTACTAAAGATAACCTGTGATAGTTGCTCTGGGCTGTTAAGGTTTACGGGTGTGTCTCCCATGAGTGTTCGCACTTGTCGTTGCAATCGTACTGTAATGTCATTGTGCTCTCGCTGGAACTCATCTCTAACGTGTTCAAGGGCGGTTCTATCCACCCTGAAACCACGCATGTACATTCTGGCGAGACACTTGCAGGTGCGGAAGGTAATGTCTCTGACGTTATGTAGAGAGGCGCTGGCAGGGGTTTGATAGTCTGCTTCAAGGGCTTTGTACAACTCGCCAGTAGTGCGTAAGTCATACTCAAGATAATGACTAAGCTCATCCAGAGGTATCTCATTTGTGTTGTATCCTTTTTTATAATATTGTTTTAATGTATCATCCTTCTGGTACTCTAACTGTCTGCGCTGGGCGCACTGCTCTAAGCTAAGTAAGTCCTTCTGTCCACGTAACAATAGATACTCAGACAGCATAGTGTCATAAATGTCACCATCATACTTGAAGTCATTAGCCCATAGCCAAGTAAGATCATACTGTGCATTGTGCATAATCAACAGAGTAGTGCTATCTAAGATACTCTGTAGCGTAAACTTATTAGCACCATCTATATCCTTAGCCTCTGCATGGTCAAAGCATAACAACTTCTTGTCATCAGTATCCAAGCACAGTACACCCACCTGAGTCAGTGTATTGCTGGCCTCAAAGGGATCGTTGTGTATCTTACCATCACGTAAGGTGATAGAGTTTTCTACATCTAGAACTCTTCTCATACTGTGTACCTTGATCTAGAACCATCTAACTCACAGTGTATAACACCATGCCAGCCACCCTTAAGTTTATTTTTAGCTACGTTAATGTGTCTCTGTGTGTCTTGCTCCTCTTGTCCTTCTACCTGTGGGTTCTTAGAAAGCAACAGCATCAGGTCACTCTCTGCTGCCTTGCCTGTCTTACTACCTTCCATCATTGATTGATCTACAAACACTTTACCTTCTGCATCAGCAGACAGTTGTGACATCCACAAGATAGCACAGTCATACTGCTTGGCTATGTTACGTGCATGTATCGCTGCTTCCTTTAGATAAACGTGTGACTCAGAGCTACCCTTACTGGCGAACTTATCACCCATATCGAGCACCAATATGTCAGGCTTATAAGCTTTGACTAGAGCCTCTACCCAATTCATATCTTTACCTGTGCTGTCCTTGATCTTGATGTTGTCATACACTGGCTTGTAACGTGATGCAGCTAGGGCATAGTTACCTTTGACTTCTTCCATAGACATGTTAGATGCAGCACTCAGATACCTAGCACCAACACGATCATATGATTCTTCATTGCACAGCACGATACACTTAGCACCCTGCCTAGCAAAGCCACCCTCAGAGGCAATGATAGAGGCATGGAAGGATGTCTTACCTGTGTTAGGTCTAGCACCAATTAGTACCAAGTGACCACCTGACACACCCTCTACCTTTCTCTGTAGTGTAGGAATATTAAACTGCCACTTGGCCTGGATGTCAGACTTCTGTAGTAGTGTATCAATAGTTATATCACCCCAGTCTACCTTTAAGTTAGGCATGAAGTCATCCTGATAGTCAGAGATAAGCTTACGTATAGGCTCTAGTGTACTCTCTAAACCATTGACATACTTGAACCCTATGTTAGCTATCTTCTCACCTACTACCTGCTGAAACAGTTTACCTAAAACTTCTTGAGCAATAGAGTCAGACATAGGTTTCTCTTTGTATATCTTTCTGAATAGATCCTTGTATGCTTCCTTGTTAGCTGTGGTCAGAGTATTACGTGTAAAGAACAGTGACTCTAGTTCTGCTGGTGATAAGTCCTGCTCATATGTTTGCATAGCGTAGTCTAGTGTACGCTTAATGATACGTACATCTTTAGTGAACAACTCATCAGGAGTACGGATGCCTTTGTTATTATCATAGAACTCCTTGTCCATCAGTGTTCTAATAAGTGCTAGTTCCATTAGCTATCATCCTCTCTTGTGCTCTCTTACGTTCATCTTCATCCAGATCTCTTATAAGTTTATGTTCAGTTATAAACTTTTTAAGAGTGTCTATCTCTTTATCTTTCTTTCGTACTTGCTTTGATAGTAAATCAATTTCTTTCTTCTGTTGCTTAATCTCCCAACGCATATCTTCTATTGTTCCAGCCATACTCATTGTGATATTCCTTATTAAGATCCAATGTATTGTTTATAATCAACTACACGCCCTGTGTTCCACCTTGTAGCCTCTGCCTCTGCTTGTTCTTTAGTGCTAAAGATATGTACTTCTGTGTCATATGTCCAAGGATCTTCCTTACGTACAAAAGTATACTCACCTTCATCAACTTCAATCTCCACTGCGTACATCTTTACTCCCTTCTGTTTCTAAGCCAGCCTTAATAAGTGCAATAAACCCTGCATTAAAGATACCTGCGAATGTCTCAGGGTCACACTCTACTTGTAGTGTAGCACTACCATCTTCATGTTCTTCTATCTCCGTTACTTTAACTGGTTTGTTAATGTATTCACTCATAGTTTATTCTCCTACTATACTTACGGAACCTTTTATTGTATGCACGTTTGATCTTCTTTACCTGTCCTGCTTTCCATCGTAGGAACTTACGTGATTTACTTAGGGCATCATACTCATCACCGCCTTTCATAGGTATACGTTTATTCATCCCTTAATGCTACCCATGACACAGGGAATAGATCTTCCATTTTAAGGCTAATAGCCCACGCTACCTCTGCTGTCTCTGCTTGTGTGTCAGGCGCACAGCGAAGCTTACACATGTCAGCAAATGCATCCAAGCTACCTGACCAGTACCACTCAGTCATCATGCTCTGTGGCAGCACCATACGGGCTTGCTCTGGGCATACATCACTGTTAATCATAGCATCATAAAGATCACGAACTGATTTATATACATCTGATGTCCATCTACTAGGTTTACCCCTTATGTTGTCATAATGTGTATGTCCTTCTATGGAAAGATCAGGGTCAGGAATTATCCAATGCAACATATCAATAATATTTTTACTAGACCCCTGCTTCTTATCTTCACTACGTCCACGCCATACATCAGGTAAATAGAACTCAGGCTTCTCATCCACATACCTACGGCTGATCTCATTCCAGCGTAGGAACTTATGCTTGACTAGCTGCCTAGCTACAAAGACTGGTGCTTTGATGTGGAAGCTGGCAAAGCAATGCCCAAAGGGGCTGATGTGCTTATGCTCTGCAAGATAGCTGATAAGCTTAGCGTCCTTGTCTTTCAACTTAGGTGGACCCCATACGTCACTCGTATCCATCTCACTCTGCTTACCAAAACTTACACGAGCAGCATTAGCTACTGTCAAGTCAGTACCCATGTGATCTATGTATGTTGCTTCAATCAA